GATGACTATTTACGTATGGCGCAAAAGGCGCTACGCGACCATTGCTGGCCTTCACAATGCTATGCTGAGGGTGTGGCCTGGGACTGCGATCTCGTTCGTGCACGACTGGTGCCTGTTGCACAAGCCAGATGGCACCTTGTTGCACTTCGCACGAGGGGTGTGCATTGAGGGTGAAGCCAGCATCGCTGACTCGCCGACGGAAGGAGGTGTGTGACCAACAAAGGGCTGTGTCCTCTTGAATGAGGCGCAGCCCTTTTTTTGTGTGCTGTTCACCCAGAGCAACTAGGTGTGCGGCATTATTGACAATCCTGATGAATTGGAAAGTTGATTAAAAACAGAAAAGCGAAAGGGTTCGGCTCGAAAATCTTTCGTTTCTGGACACGGAATGGCAATCTCAATGAATTCTAAATCTGCTCGAGAAACGAAAAACGAAAGAAAAAACGCGGTGCGCTGTGGACTGGGGTGAACGAATGCAATGGTTTGGGTTTTTGACGCAGGACCTTGAACAGGAAAAAGGAAAGGCGATCCATCCAATTTTTCGTTTTTCGTTTTACCCCCCCATTTCCCCTTTTAGAGAAATTTTGCCAGGGGAGAGTTAGAAAAAGGTAGGGATGGAAAGTTGGGGGGTAAAACGAAATCCGAAATTTCGGATGAAATTTCTGTTGGAAATGATTTTGTTTTTCATTCTCATCGAGGTGCGGCATAATGGATGACTCGAAAGAGTTGGAAGATGACTCGAATGATTCCTTTGTGCGGGGGCAGTTTTGGCGAGTTGGGTCGTTGCAAAGACGAGACCGCTGTGTGAGCTGAAAGCTGGGCGCAATCTGCGCCAACAGGGCTTCGAGGTTTATTTGCCGCAGATGCGTACGCCGAATCAGCGCGTGGCGCTCATGTTCCCGAGCTATCTGTTCGTTCAGGTTATTGACCGGTGGTACTCAATCCTCGGGACGATCGGGGTTTCGTACGTGCTGCGCGATGGGGATGTGCCGGCACGGTTGCCGGAAACATTTGTTGACAGTTTGAAGGCACGCGAGAGGGACGGAGCTGTGGTGCTGGATGAGGCACCGAGCGAGGTTGTGCCGGCGCTCAAGGTTGGGCAGCGCGTGCGGATAGTTGGTGGACCACTTCAAGGAAAACTCGGCTTGTATGACGGCATGACTGCCCATCAGCGGGAGGTCGTGCTGCTTGGATCGTTGGGCCGAGTTGAGATGGCGTCAGGGAATTTGGTTGCTGCTTGACGTTGCTTGAGGTGGGTGGGCCCGACAGAAGTGCTGTCTGGGCATCGGCGGTAGCACCTCTGCGGAAAGCGACAATGGCAAAGCCTAAACAAGAGACGCTGCCGAAACTCCATGGCGGCTCACTTTATCGTCACGAGTATGCGCACACGGTTTATACCATCGCGCTGCTTGGGGCGACAGACCGTGTTTTGGCTGATGCGTTTGATGTTTCTGAGGAAACCATCCAGCAGTGGAAGCACGATCACCCTGAATTTGCCACGGCCTGTAAAAAAGGCCGAATATTTTCGGACATGTATGTCTCGCAGTCGCTGTATGGCAGAGCAGTGGGCTTTGAGCGCGAGGAGGAACAAGCGGCTGTGCACCAGGGACGCGTGGTGCGCTACAAGATCAATAAATATTATCCGCCAGACCCGACCTCAGCAATCTTCTGGTTGAAGGCGCGTGCAGGGTGGAAAGATCGGAATGCCGATGAAGAGCAAGGCGCACAGGGCAACAACTTTACAAGAATCGAACGAGTTTACGTTACGCTTGGAAAAGATCCTGGCGGGACGCAAGAGATACAGCAAGAACGGAAAAAGCCAGGAAGGCCAAAAACCAAAACCAAAACCAAAGGGCAAAGTCCTCCAGATTAAAACTCTGCCCGCCTTTCGCCCCTTGGACTGTGATGCCCGTTACAAGGGTGCCAAGGGCGGTCGTGGTTCAGCCAAGTCCTGGTTCTTTGCCGACTCAGCGATCCAGCTTTTATACAATTATCCCAACACACGTTTCTTGTGCGTGCGCGAGGTTCAGCGGAGCCTGCAGCAGTCGGTCAAGTTGCTGCTTGAAGATCGCATCAAGGACCTTGGCGTTGGTGATCACTTCAAGGTTTTGAATACGCACATTGAGTGCGGCAACTCTGGGCGCGTGATCTTCCAGGGTATGTCTAACCAAACGGCCGAGAGCGTCAAGTCGTTTGAGGGTTATGACGTCGCCTGGGTCGAGGAAGCGCAGAGCTTCTCCCAGCGCAGCCTGGACCTGTTGCGCCCGACAATCCGCAAGCCTGGGTCTCAGCTTTGGTTCAGCTGGAACCCGATGTCGCCTAAAGACCCTGTTGATGCATTCTTCCTGAAAAATCCTCCGAAGGATGCAGTGTCTGTTCACGTTTCATACGAGGACAATATCTGGTTCCCAGAGGTCCTGCGCAATGAAATGGAATATGACAAGCGTCGCGACCCAGACAAGTACGCTCACATCTGGTTGGGTCACTACCAAAAGCAATCTCAGGCGCGCGTCTTCAAGAACTGGCAGGTGGACGAGTTTGAGGAAGAGCCTGGGGCGCGGTTTTACTTTGGTGCGGACTGGGGCTTCTCACGCGACCCAACGGTTTTGATTCGTTGCTGGATCAAGGGGCGCACGCTGTTCGTTGATCATGAAGCGTATCGCGTTGGTTGCGAGATTGATCAGACACCGCAGCTGTTCAATTCGGTTCCGGCCGCGAATGAGTGGCCGATCTTGGCGGACAGCGCGCGACCTGAAACAATCTCCTACATGCAGCGCCATGGTTTCCCCAAGATGGTCCGTGCCAAGAAGGGACCGAACAGCGTCAAGGACGGCATTGAGTTCCTGAAGTCGCACGACATTGTTGTCCACCCGCGCTGCAAGCACACCATCGACGAGTTGTCAATGTATTCCTACAAGGTGGACGACAAGACCCAGGAAGTTCTGCCGCAGCTTGATGACACCAAGAACCACGTGATCGATGCGTTGCGGTATGCACTTGAGTCCACGCGTCGGGCGACGCCTGTTGCCATTTCGGCCTTTGCAGCGCCGCAGGTGATCCGTGGCTAGACTGACTGCCGAAATGCTGGCCACATCGATCCGCATGGAGCTTCTGCGCATTGCGCTGGCTTATAGCAAGGGAGAGCTGCCTCTCTCCGAGGTGTTGGAGGATGCAGGCAGGCTGGAAGATTTTGTTTTCGGGGATCAGCCCCACAACACGGAGAGTGCCTTGCTCAACCTGAACGAAGTTCGAGCGCGCGGAAAGGCATAAGTCATGGGGCTTGTTTCCGTCCTGAAGCAGATCATTATGCCGACACAAAGGACAGTGGCGCCGTCTCGCGCAGCTGGCGTCCCCGGCACAGCCATCACCAACGGCTACATTGTCGGCAATGAGCGCAATTCCAAGCTGGTTGGCTCCGAGCGTTACCGCACTGCCGCAGACCTGCTCGCCAACATCAGCATCGTGGCTGCCGGCACGCGCTACTTCCTCAACCTGATTGCACATCCGGCCTGGTCGATTGAGCCAGCCGATGATAGCCCAGAGGCGATGGAGGCGGCGGAGTTTGTCGAGAGCTGCATGTATGACATGACAGCTTCTTGGGCGCGCATCATTCGGCGGAGTGGGTTGTACCGCTTTCACGGGTTTGCCATTCAAGAGTGGGTGGCGAAGAAACGAGCGGATGGCCGCATCGGCTACGCGTCAATCGAGCCGCGTCCGCAGTTCACCATCGAGCGTTGGGACATGGACGACCAGTTCCAGGTTCGCGGAGTGATTCAGCGTGGCCCAGAGTCGGGGCAGGAGTATTATCTGCCGCGCGAGAAGTTGATCTACCTTGTTGACGACACCCTCACTGACAGCCCTGAAGGCATGGGGTTGTTCCGTCACTTGGTGGAGCCATCGGAGCGCTTGAAGCGTTATCTGGAATTGGAGGGCATGGGCTACGAGCGCGATCTGCGCGGCATACCGATCGGTCGTGCGCCTTTGACAGCCATCAACAAGGCGGTCGCAAACAAGGAGCTGACCGAGGCTGAAGGCAACGCCATGGTGCAAGCGTTGCGTGACTTCGTGAAGATGCAGGCCAAGAAGCGCGACACTGCGCTGGTGCTTGATTCACAGCCCTACGAGAACACCACAGCGGACGGCCTGCAAGTGACGGGCGATCAGATGTGGGATGTTGAACTCCTGACAGGCGTCAGCTCCGGCCTGGAGGCGATGGGCCTTTCAATCAATCGTGAGATCGAGGAGATTGCGCGCATCCTCGGGGTGGAAAGCCTGTTGTTGGGTGGCGCAAGCAGCGGCGGTAATCGGGCACTGTCCGAGGACAAGTCACGCAATCTCTACCTCACTGCTAATGCGACGCTGAATGATATTGCCGAGACGATGGAGCGTGACTTTGTCAATCCGCTTTGGGCCTTGAACGGTTTTGACGATGCGCTGAAGCCGACCTTCAAGACCGAGGATGTGTCGTTCCGTAGCATTTCGGAGATCACTGCCGCGCTGCGTGACATGGCCACAGCTGGCGCAGTTCTTGCACCGGATGATCCGGCGATTGACGATGTGCGAGACCTGTTGGGCATCTCTCGCCAGCCTGAAGACCCTCTTGCAAGAACAGTGTTGCAGCAGCCAGACGAAGCTGTCCCTGGCGAGGGAGACGTGCCAGAAGAGCTGCCGACCGCAGAAGACCAAGCAGCTCTCGATGGCAAGATCAAGAACAAGTCGCGAGGATCGCGGAGGCGTGGTCGCGGAAAACGCGCCTCCGTGATATGATGAGTCAAGCGGTGCGCCTGCCCCCGACGATCCCCTGTGTCGTCGGTGTGCACGACTTGACGGGTGGATGGTGGGCATCTTCCTCGCTTCAAAGGAAAACGAGATGAGTGACGACACCCCGTTCGTGACAATCGGCTCTGACACCTACGAGGTGTATGCGGACGTGACGTCGGCTGATTACTATTTGGCCGCGAGCATCACTTCGGATGGCGTCGCATGGCGAGCAGCCACTGCGGACACAAAGGCGCGTGCCTTGGTGACATCAACGCGCTGGATTGACTCGGCGGAATGGCAGGGCAGCAAGGCGGTGGACGATCAGCCTTTGGCTTGGCCGCGCAGCGGCATCAGCGGGGTTAATTCTGACGCATGGCCGACAGCAATCACTGAGTCGTGCATCGAGATGGCTGCGAGGCTCGTGGCTGATCCTGATCTGCGGAAGACGCAGAAAGAGGCAATCGCGCGCAGCCTGAAGGCAGGCTCGGTTGCGATTGAGTATTGGCGTGGACAGGACGTGCAGACGCTCACCTTCTTCCCGACTGACATCATGAAGGCGATTGGTCAGTGGTTGACAGGAGCGAACGCTCTGTTTGGTGGCGGGATCGCGACCGGCACTGATGGAGAAAGCGCGTTTGAGGAGGGGTACGACTTCAACAGGGGCTACTAGCAATGAGAGCGTGCGTTATGACAGGAGGCGGCTTGGCCAGGGGCGGGTCGCTTTTTGAACAGGGCATTGCACGAGCAGGTTACGAACTTGTTCCGAGAGCCTACAAAAAGCCAAGCCCAGAAGATGTTCTCATCCTCTGGAACCGGCACAAGCACATGGAAGCAATCGCAAGGGACTATGAGCGCGTGGGCGCGCGAGTGGTCGTTGCGGAGAATGGCTACTTCAGCCGTGACCCAGTTGGGCGAAAGTATTACGCCCTGTCCATTGGCCATCATGTTGGTGCAGGCAAGTGGATTGAGGGTGGGCCGGAGCGCTGGGACAGCTTTGGCTTCAAGGTGAAGCCTTGGCGAGAGGACGGACGCCACATTCTTGTCTTGCCGCAACGCGGCATTGGTGAGAAGGGCATTGCGATGCCGCGCAACTGGTTGGCGAGTGCGCTTGATCGTCTGCGTCACTCCACCAAGCGGCCAATCCGCATAAGGCACCACCCAGGGCCAGAGAAGTCTGAGCCCTACGAAGATTTGCGCGACGCGTGGGCTGCTGTTGTTTGGGCGTCGAGCTCAGGATTAAAATCTATGCTGGTCGGTGTGCCTGTGTTCTACGACTTTCCCGACTGGGTTGGCGCACCAGCAGCAAAGCAAGGTTTGGACGAAATCGAAAAGCCGGCACTTGGCGACCGCTTGCCCATGTTCCGCCGTCTTGCTTGGGCACAGTGGCGCGCCGAGGAAATTGCATCAGGGGAGGCTTTTAAGTGGCTTCTGAAGTCTTGATCTATGTGACCTACCAGCACAAGAGGAGCGTGGTCGTAGGTCAAGCAATGCTTCACGGCATTAAGAAGGTCGGTGATCGCGCGGTGCTGAGGGATGTTCGCACCTACAAACGGCCAGAGGGCAGTGTTGCAGTTTTCTATGGACTGGCTGATGGCTGCCGACGTGTTTTCAGGGAGTACGTGGACGCGGGGTTAAAGGCCGTTTATGTGGACCTTGGTTATTGGAAGCGCAAGGACGGCGGCAACTTCGCAGGTTATCACAAGCTCTCGGTG